GGCCATTGCTTTTTATCTTCTTGGGCGTTCCAAGGATGCAAAAAAGCAACAAGTAAAATTTTACGAAAAATGGAAAGATTTGGAAGAAGAACAGCGCGAAGAACTCGTAGATGACCTAGAAGACCTTGCAGATAAAACACACGAGTCCTTGGTTCAAAACGTCATAGATTATGAAGAAAAAAAGGCAAAGATTTTAGAGGACGCAAAGAAGGTTAAGACCGAAGAGTTTCTTGCTTCTAAAGGTATTGAGAGGGAAGAATGATTTTTCTATTATCTCTTCTGTTCGCAGAAGAACCAAAATACAAAGATTTAAAACAAGGTGATGTTGCTCCATGGGATGGGCGGTTGTTAAACGAACCAGCTATGAGAATTCTTATTGAAGATTCAATTGTAAAAGATATGAACTGTGAGATAAAAACAGCTTTTGAACTTAACAAATTAAAAATAGAAGAGAAATATCGATATGATGTTTTAAAAGTTCAAACAGACGCAGAGATCAACAAGCTTAATGAACTAATTAAATTACAAGACGAACATATTAAAGAATTGAGACCACAAAATAATATTTGGCCTGTTATTGGTGGATTTATCGCTGGAGCAGGAATTTCAATTGGAATTATGTACGCAGTTAAACCCGGAATTACACAGTGAAAAGTAAAGACCCAAATTATGCCGTAAAGGTTGAAAAAGCCATAACAGAAAAATATGGTGTAGAAACAATTCAACATCCAAAAAAAGGTTGGAATGATGAGAAAGAGAAAGAATATCTTGATGATCTTAAAGGATTCTACAAATATGAAGAATCTGGGATGAATGAAGAACAAGAAATAAACGGAGTTTTTATCCCAAACAAACTAATTACGAAGAATTCTAAACGTTCTTGTCCTGTATGTAATGTTTATTCATTTAAATCAAATGATGATGTTTATATGTCTAAATTTGATTGTTGTGAAAAGTGTTACATCCAATATGTAGAAGGGCGTGAGGAACGTTGGAAAACAGGATGGAGACCAAACAATGGCTGAATCAACAACACTAGAAATTATACAAGGACTATCACAAGCAGCAGCAAATGTTTATGATGGCGTTCATGATGAGAGATACACGCTTGATGGACAAATTCGAAGCGCGGGTCTTCGTCGCGAGGAAGGATGCCCCCTTTTAGACAAAAGAGTTAACGATGGTTTTTCTGTTAAATTTTATGGAAACAAAATTTGCATTAATTATCAATCAGACATTCAACTCAAAGAAATCTACCACACAAAGGATTTTGAAGGAGAAATTGTCAGACAACTTACAGAAATTAAAAAATTTCTTCAAAAAGAATACAAAGCAATTACAGGTAAATCTGTAACCCTTACAGCTTTTGGAGAACCAAAGGTGTTGGCTCAATCAACATCCCGCGTTCGTTCATTTGTCCAAGCATATCAGCATTACAAAATTAGTGGTGTGCAGGAAGAGCCAATCATGGATCCAGCAGTCGAAGATAGCAGAGCAGTCACACGAAAGTTTTTGGAGCAAGTAAAAGCAGCAAAGCGTCCTAGCAATGAATATATTAAAAAGGGCGATAACGAGAAAAAATAATGTCTTTCTCTCTTTCAAAGAAAGAAATGGTAAAGGAAATTGTTAAGTCCGGTAAAGATCCGCAATACTTCATAAACAACTATTGTCGTATTTCGCATCCGATGCACGGACTTATTCCGTTTAAAACTTATCCTTATCAAGACGATTTAATAAATGATTTTAACGATTTCCGTTTTACAGTTATCTTGAAAGCAAGACAGCTTGGTATTTCAACAATATCCGCTGCTTATGCTGTTTGGTTTATGTTATTCCACAGAGATAAAAACATACTTGTAATAGCCACAAAATTCCAAACTGCAGCAAACCTTGTAAAGAAGGTTAAGAACATTATGCAGTACCTTCCGGAATGGATGAGAGTTGCTAAGATTAAAGTTGATAATAGAACATCATTCGAACTCTCAAATGGATCACAAATTAAAGCAGCATCAACTTCTGGAGACGCTGGTCGTTCGGAAGCGTTGTCGCTTCTTATTATTGATGAGGCTGCTCACATTGATGGACTTGAAGATTTATGGACTGGTCTTTACCCTACGTTATCAACAGGTGGTCGATGCATCGCACTCTCAACTCCAAATGGTGTTGGTAACTGGTTTCATAAAACCTACATAGCGGCGGATAACGGAGAGTCAGATTTTAAACCGGTCAACCTACCGTGGGATGTTCATCCTGAAAGAGATCGGTCATGGTTTGAAAAAGAGACAAAAAACATGTCTCGTAGACAAATCGCGCAAGAATTAGAATGCAACTTCAACACATCCGGTGACACTGTTATTCACCCAGATGATATTGCTTGGTTGCAAGAACAAATAAAAGAACCAATTTATAGGACAGGATATGATAGAAATTTTTGGATATGGGAGAAGTACCGAGATGGAGCTCATTACCTTCTCGTTGCCGATGTTGCTAGAGGCGATGGCGCTGACAACTCTGTTTTTCATGTATTAGATGTAGGAAAAATGGAGATTGTAGCTGAATACCAAGGTAAGCCTTCTTTGGACATGTACTCTCAGATGTTATATTCCGCAGGAATGGAATATGGTAAGTGCCTTCTCGTTGTTGAAAACAATGGGATTGGCATTTCTGTTTTTGAGAAACTAAAAGATTTGGGTTATGAAAATCTTTACTATTCCGTAAAAGGAACTCATGAGTTTGTTGATGCTTCGCAAGGTGAGTTTATGAACAATGCAATCGGTGGTTTTACAACTTCAACAAAAACTCGTCCCTTGATTGTAGCAAAGTTGGAAGAATTTATTCGCAACAAAATCATTAAGATTCCATCAGCAAGGGCTTTTGATGAATTTAGAACATTTATATGGAACAATGGCAAACCAGAAGCAATGAGGTCTTATCATGATGACATTGTTATGTGTCTTTCTATTATGTGTTGGGTGAGAGACACGGCACTTGAAGTTTCTCAAAAAGATCTGGAATATCGCAAGGCTATGATAGACGGAATGTACGTAAAAAAGAACGTTTTGAATACTACAATAAAAGGGCAAGATGGGTATAATGCAGATTTCGAAACTAAATATAGTAAAGAGTTAAGTCATGCAAGAAAGTTTGCATGGATTTTCAAAGGATAATAAATGGCTAAAAAAAATAAGAACTTAGGGAAGAACCCGTACAATCCGGAGAATAGTCTTTTCCGTTCTCTAACAAGATTGTTTTCTGGTCCGATAACACAAAGAAGAACACAACAAGGTCGCGCACTTCGAAGACGACATCTAGATGCTTATGCTTCTCGCTTCACTTCCGCTTCCGGAAAACAATTCAAGAAGCAAGAATATAATCCAATGAACATCATGACTGTTAACATGATCTCTAATCGTAATAGATCAGAGCGTTATGTAGACTTTGATCAAATGGAATATACGCCAGAATGTGCATCGTCATTGGATATTTACGCAGACGAAATGACAACTCATTCATCCCTACAACAAATGTTAAGAATTAAATGTCCAAACGACGAGATTAAAACAATTCTTGATAATCTTTATCATAACATTCTTAACATTGAACACAATCTATTTGGTTGGTGTAGAACCATGTGTAAATATGGAGATCTTTTTCTTTACTTAGACATCGAACAATCCACAGGTGTTAGAGCATGTATTGGTCTTCCACCTCAAGAAATTGAGCGTTTAGAAGGGGAAGATGACTCCAACCCTAATTATGTTCAATTTCAATGGAATTCAGCTGGGATGACTTTAGAAAATTGGCAAATGGCACACTTTAGAATCCTAGGTAACGATAAACATGCTCCATATGGAACATCTGTATTGGAACCAGCAAGAAGAATTTGGAGACAACTTACTCTCCTTGAAGACGCTATGATGGCATATCGAATCGTCCGCGCACCCGAAAGACGAGTTTTTAAAATTGATGTCGGCAATATTCCTCCTCAAGATGTCGAACAATACATGCAAAAGGTTATGACTCAGATGAAGCGTCATCAAGTCGTGGATCCGAAAACAGGTCGACTTGATTTAAGATACAATCCATTATCAATTGAAGAAGATTATTATATTCCTATTCGTGGAACCTCAAACACGGATATTGTTAACCTACCCGGTGGCCAGATGACCGCAACAATTGAAGATGTGAAGTATCTCAGAGATAAGTTGTTCTCCGCACTTAAAATACCACAATCTTATCTTACGATGGGAGAAGGGGCGCAAGAAGATAAAACAACACTTGCACAAAAAGATA